GTCCTATGGTGCAGGTCTTTACGCGTTCAAAGAGGCATACGAGACTCCGGGGGTTTCTGTCCTCATTATAGGACTGACGAGAGACTCGGTTAAGCGTATCTTCTACAAGGACATTCTCAAAGAGATCAACAAAAAGTTTACTCTCGGGTCGAGCTTCAATGGCTCTGACCTTACCGTTACATTACCTAATGGGTCAATCATATACCTGCTGGGCATAGATGCCAATCCAGATGACATGAATAAGCTATTGGGACAAAAGAATAAGCTCGTTATCGTAGATGAAGCTGCCTTCTTTCGTCAAGATATGCACAAATTAGTATTCGAGATACTGAAGCCCAGTGTAGCGGATTATGGCGGCACAATAGCACTCGTCAGTACTACCTCTAGTCTTACAACCAGTATGTACTTTGATATCACTCAAGGTAATAACTCTGCGTGGGAGGTATTCAAGTGGACAGCGTACGACAATCCGCATATGGCCGACAAATGGGATAAAGAGATAAAGTTCCTTAAGAAACACACACCTCAGATTGAAGAGACACCACATTTCAGACGTATGTACATGAATGAATGGCATATTGACGCTGATAATCTCATCTATAAGTATGATGCCGGTAAGAACTGGGTAACTGGACTACCAAGCGATAAGAGATGGAACTATATCCTAGGTATTGATCTTGGCTATAACGACCCTACAGCTATGGTTGTGTGCGCTTACAACGAATATGATCCCAACCTTTACGTGGTAGAGACCTTTAAAGAGTCCAATATGATAGTAACTGATGTAGCTCAGAAGATTAAAGAACTAGATAAACGATATAAGTTTGACACCATGGTGATTGATAATGCCAGTAAGCAAGCTATTGAAGAACTTAAGAAGAGACACCACCTTCCTTTGATCGGTGCAGAGAAGCAAGGCAAGCGTGACTTCATCGAACTATTGAACAGTGATCTAATCACAGGCTATATCAAAGTAGTTGGAGATGATGTTGCTCTTATCAAGGAATGGAAAGATCTTATCTGGGATGAACGTGCTCTTACCAAGGGTAAGCATGTTGAACACCCTAGTTGTGATAACCACCTATGTGATGCTTTCTTGTATGCTTGGAGATGGGCATATAACTACTCGAGTAAACCTAAGACAGTCTTGGTTGCTCGTGGAACTGAACAAGAGATGGATGAATACTGGGAAAAACAATCAGAGCTAATCAACAGTAATAACGTAGTATCAATATATGGTAACGATAATGACTATTGAGTCTACCGAGTAACAATATAGATCTCCATCTCTGAAGATAACTTATATTACCTCTCTTTATCCCTTTACGATCACACTTTCTCTCGATCATTCTTAGCGGTCTAGAATCCACGTAAATTAATTCTACACACAGGACTACCGGGTATATTGGATGTCCCTATAGACACTCATGAGAGCCTTAGAGAGCTAAGCTCGGTTGGTTGGCCTCGGTGTATGTACGATGTTTTACCGATCCTAGCATTTATGTTAACTCGGGACACATGTTCATTATTGGATATAACCAACATGATTAACAATAACAAGCAGTTACCAGTTATGACTGCAACACAACGAGTGAGAATATACATCTCCAATGATCTACGCTAGTTATATTATCAATTAGCTTGATTAAGCTTTATTTCTTAGAATGTGATCGTAAAGGAGTAAGAGTAGTATAGATGTATATCTATTGAGTGTATCTAGTAGTGAGTAACTAGATACATCGAGTCTGTGGCTGCGCATTGCATGTAGATCAGATGATACTAGATGATACTAGATGATACTATATAACCTTGGCCAACCACATGAGTACTCCCCGGGCAAATGTACCGAACGAGTATAAGTGTACCAACAAGGAGATACATGATGGAACCAGACAAGTTAGAGCAATACTTCAAGATCATGAGACAGTACTCAGTTAATGAGATCACAGTGGATGGAGTAAATATCAAAATATCTAACTCAACCCCTGAATCAACTCAAGAAGTATCTAAAGATCCCGTACCTGATGATGATGAACTACTGTTCTACAGTGTATAGAGATACAACCCCAATCAAGTGAGAAAACATGAGCAATATTAAGACCGAATTTGTAAATAAGCCAGTCTCTGCTTCACAGCAGGACTTTAGTTGGTATTC